CCATGCCCTATAATTGCTAATCTCATTATATATTACCATCCCAGTTTAAGTCTAATTGTTTCATTGTTTGCGTTTTATAATCATCTTCTAATACATGGTGGTTTGCAACCCAACCAAATTTAGTTAAAATTGTTGGATCAGCACATGTATCTTGTCGTTCACCAGTAACTTCTTTTAGTGGTAAATTATTCTCTGGCCAAACTTTATCAGCCATTTCTTTTACTGTAACAGGTTTACCATTACCGACATCAATTGCTTTATTGTGAACTATCATATCAAAGTATGTTATGCAAATATCTATTGCACTGCATACGTCATCAACATGAGTCCAATCTCTAGTGTGATTAGTTAGGTATGTTAACTTTGGATCTTTTCTTAAAAGCGCATCGTATAACATATCTTCTCTGCTATCAGGACCATACACCGTATGGAATCTTAATCCAATAGAATTCTTAGGTGCTATAGCTTCCATAGCATATTTTGTAGCAGCATAAGGTGATAACCACCATTCATAAACACTTGATGATGAAGCATATATGATTGGAACATTAGCCTTTTCGCATGCTTCAAAAATATACTTAGATGCTTCTACATTAGTTTTCCAATATTCTTGTGGAATTTCATGTGATCTTCGAACTCCAGCCAAAGCTGCAAGGTGTATTACGAAATCAAAATCGCTTACAATAATACCTTCTGCATTTCTAATATCTGCAGTGTACTCTACAATCTCATATTGATCACCATACTTTTTAGCAAATCTGCTTCCAATAAAACCCTTCCTTGGTCCACTTTTGCTTCCTGTTAATAATATTCTCATCATAAAAATGCCTCCAAACTATTTTCTTCTCTTTTATAATCATAACTTCTGTTTAAATTGTTTTGAAATAAGTAACTTGTTTCAACACTATCTCTTTTACCTTCTAATACTGCTTTAACTTCTACTGCCATATCCCTTGCTGTTGCAAATGGAACATTTTGGCAAATATGATTGTAGTTCTTTTCTACATCTAGTACTTCCATATCTAAGGGTAATCCCATAATAGCTTTACCTTCAGCAACATTTAAGTATCTATCTTCAGTTGGATGAGCAATAACCTTAGGTAAATGCACAACAAATGCTCCAATATAATTAATTGGAATAATTGTACCTCTAAGCATAATTCCACCGCCTGAAGCAATCTTACCTGCTTTACGTCTAGCCTTTGCAGCTTCTCTTTCAAACTGAGGATATTGATCCATCCATTCAGCAAGTTTAAGATGATCATGACCTAGTTTCATTAACCTAGATTCTACATTAATAGATTTTTCTTCATGGGAATGCCTTTCAACAAATTCAGCATGAGTACATTTAGATTCAACTTCTAGGGTATACTTATAATATGGATCATCCTGCGAAGGTGTCTTTTGGTTTAAAACTTGTGTTTGAAAGTTAGTGTTAACACCTTTAATTAGATCTTGAATCAATGGTCTTTCTTTATTATAATAGTTAAACAATGGGATCCTATCGTTAAATTCATCTTTCTTCCAAAAGAAAAAGAATGTTCTTTTACGATATTGTGGATTACCATGCTGTAAACTTTTAGTTAAATAAATCGAAAAGTTATAACCATTATCTTGGCCAATTTTATAGAGCTTTTCTCTCATAAATTTACCAATCTTTCCAGATAATCCTGGAGCATTCTCTCCCCATAATACCTTTGGTTTAACTTCCTTTAAAACGTATTCAGATGATTTTTCCATCCACTGGTTGTTTTCGTTCTGTTCACCATGTGAGTTATGGTAAGTACTTAATCCAGCACATGGACAAACTGAAGAGACAATGTCCACATTTTCCATTTTTTCAGAAGTTTCATCTAAAATATGATATGGAATATCCTTCCCTTGTTCCTTATAATAATTTAAAAGGTGCGTTTCATTAGCCATAAATCCAGAATATGTCATTAAATATTCTGGGTCTGTTCCATAAGCATCTGCTGATGCCAAAATTTCACCACCAATTAGTGGTACTATACCTGCGTGTTTCATCCGAAAAATGTCTCCAAACTTGATTCTTGTTGTTTTTTAATTGCATCTTTATAAGCTTTTGACCAGCTAATATGACAAGTAATTCTGTCTTGTCCTTTCCATGGTCCATTAGCCAATACCTTACTTTTTAGAGCAACGTAATCTGGATAAATTTCAGCTAACTGCTGATGCACTTTATTACTTAATTCGATTGTTCTATAATTTGAACAACCACCTGCAGTGTTAGTCGCTGTTACGCTAACACGATACCTTGTGGTAATCCTATTTGCAAACCCTTGAGTAAGCAATTGAAGATTAGCATCAAAATCTTGAGAGGTTTCTAACCTATCCCATATAAGATTTCTTGGTAAATTTTTAGAATCAAAATAACAGTTAGTCATAATCCTTACGTTATTTTGGTGAGGCCAATACTTTAGATCTGGTACAACCCATGATGTTGAGAATCCACCGTGATAAATCTTTTCTTCTTTTATCCATTTATCGAATGTAGCAAAAGCATCGTCAAACTCTTCTTCTGTCATATCCTTGGTTTCCCATTTAGTGTCCATACCTTCAGGTGCTGGCCCTTTATATTTAAAGTACTCAAAGTCATCGTCTAAAACCATGTGCCTTGTTCCATAAAACTCATCCCAAATCCATTGCCGTGTTGGCGATAGCCTAGAAATTTCCTTAGGTAGTTTTACTACAGCATCACCATATCGCTCTCTCATAGGAGCGTACTCATGATCTTGAACTATAAACTTTACTAGTTTTTGATACTTTTCTGGTAAGTTATTGTAAGTTCTTTGTTTGTCCATCCTACCTAATGTAGGTATAATTAAGTGTTCCATTTATCCTCCGTTCACTAAATGCATTACTAAATTTTTAATTAGTAAAAATAATCCAGCACCATTTAATAAAATAAGTGCTCTATCTTTCCATAAGACCGATACTATCAACCATAGAAATATTCCTATGATACTAAGTCCTAAGTCCCATAATTGAAATCCTTCGACACCTCGTAAAGACATTGCAGCTAAAACTACAACTGAAGCTATCCATTTTATATACCAATCTAAAGTATACTTTGGTGTTGCCGATTTAAAAATTCTTTTTGAATTAGCTAATTCTTCTTCGCTATAATCACTCATCCTTTGAGATTTCTCCTGTGTATTGAAATTCGCCTTTATCGTATCGTACTTTATATTCTTTTACAATTTCACCAAGCATGTTCTGTTTATTTAGTTTTATTGATTCTGGTGCATTTAATATATGTAATTTATGTAAATCTTTTTGAAAGCTTTCGATATGATTTTCTAAATCTTCTTTAGTGTAATCTTTAAACTTAGGATTTCTTCTGTTTTTCTTATACAGTAACTGTTCATTAAATGAAGTCATACGTTATACCAACCTCCTTTAATAAATCAACCGTGTTAATTGCTGATATCTTCCATTTGTCTGGTACATCTGCAACTGTCTTAGGTGATACTACCCTCTTAACTCCAACTTGAGCTAATCCCTTTGCACATTCATTACAAACTGGTAAACCCCAAACATACATTGTAGCGTTGTTTAGAGATGCTCCAGTAAATGTAGCATTATAGATACAATTCATTTCTGCATGAACTACATAGCGATATTTTACTTCTTTATCGTTGTATCTTTCAAGTGAATCATTAACACCTCTAGGGAAACCATTATAGCCTTGTGCTAATACTTGTCCCTTTTCTCCAATAGCAACTGCACCTACTTGAGTACTTGGATCTTTTGACCAAGTTGAAACTTCCCTAGCTAGGTTTAAGTATCTATTGTCCCATTTATTGCTCATCGCTTCAAACTTCGGGAATTCCCATTTATTGCTCATCGGTTTACCAAATTAAAATGTCTTTCGTACACATGTAAGTTTTGTACTTGCCAAACAATATCACCTGGAAATACTTTTAGCATATACGCCATATCATCAAGTACTGCTTTCTGCCATGCATAATCATTACGATAACCAAAGATAACATCATTAGATCGCATTTGTACAACACAATCGAGTTTACCTTCACGGATATAATATGTAACAGAGTTTGTACATATAAAATCGTTTTTACCATTTTCGTTATATTCACACCATATACTTGGTCTTGTATAGATCATTGATGCTCTACGCGAATCTGGGTTTTGTAACAATTCAGATAGTGCCATATCAAATTGTGCACCGTATTTGTCTGAATAAATTAAATGACCATAGTTTGAATTGATTTCGCCATGTTCATTAGCAGTCATCTTCCATGCTGCAGGTGGTTCTTTATCGCTATCCAAATAGATATCATTAATGTTTGTAGATTGGCTGTTATACCAATTTAGTTCTGCATCAATGTAAGCTTTGTTTGGAACACCAAATATAGCTGGTTCATCAGCATAAAACGAAGCACCAATTAACTCGATTGTTTTACTGCCATTTCTGTCTACAGTAAATCTTTCATTACGAAGTTCGTTGTGAAAATAAGTTCTTAGTTGGTCGATTTCAAGATTCATTTTTGTTCCTATTTAAAAAGTCATTGTCTTCTGATTGGCCGTCGATACCACCTCTCATATATGCAACCATAAATGAAGCATAGTTAATTAAATCTTTACCAGAGTCTTCTAGTGATTCAAAGTTTGGGTTGTAGTCAGGATCTGATTCCATAGCTTCTAGAACTGAGAACATTCTGAGAGTTTTAGCATGGATAATGTCCAGGATTGAAGCTACACCACGAGGGTAGTAATCTGCTTGTTTAATCCTGGAGTTTGGATTTTGATAGTCATTACTTTTCTTTGCCTGAAGTTCGGCACATTCTTGTAATACTTTTAGTGATTCTTTCATAATATAACCTTTCTGTTTATAGTACTATTATACCATAGTTTTGTTCAATTGTACACACTTTTTTTGATTATTTTGGTTGATATATAATACCTTGCTCATTTAGAGCTTGCTTATTCCACAAGTGTCCTTGTTCAGTATCATCCTTAGATTGACCAAAATATGGTACTGCATGGAACTCATCAATCATTTGCTGATTAACACTTACTGGATTGTCTCCAATAAATAATTCACCAAGGATTCTACCAAATTTACCTTTATCATGTGATACTAATTTAACCTTTTGATCTTTAAGTTTTTCTACAAGATGAGCTTTACTTGCTTTACCATAGAACTTTTCTTCTAAATTTCTAGTTCTGGATTCTGGAGTATCAATACCCATCATACGAACTCTCTGTTTTCTATAAGACATACCAAAACCTAAGTCGATATCTACGTCGACCGTATCTCCGTCTACTATTCTTGTTACCTTTACACTGTATGTATACATTACACTACTGCCTTGATATGTTCCATATCGATTATTGCACCTGCCTTTCCTTCTACATCTACCGGCATAGCTTCAGGCCAAGAAAGATATACTCTATCTCCTTTGGCTACATCAACTACATCTGGTCCTACTAAAAGTACTAGTGCGGGTTTAGACCCTTTAGTCGTGTCTGCTGTTAAAATGATACCACCTGCAGTAGTATCTTCCTTTGCTGTCTCTGTTACTAAGACGTTTGTTCCAATCATTTTCATAATTATTCTCCTATTATTTATTTATAAAACATGTGATTGTTGATTATAACCGTTTGATTTAATGACTCAGCCCAATAAGGATATACTGAGTCTGCATGGTAGTGAGTTGCCCCTTCGGTAATATCGCCATACTCTCCATTCATAACAGAGTCAGCAACTAATAAAGAAAACATCCATGTTGCACTATCGACTGGGTCATCTGACTTACCATCACAGAACCAGCTAAATTGACACATATGTTTAATTGGCATAAGAGTGCCTTTCCAATTTTCTTTCCATTTTGCTTGGTATACAACGTCACAAATATTATTTGGATAACTTTGATTCATAACTCTATTTTGTACTACTTGTGCTACTGCAATTTTACCAGCAACGGGTTGATTACCAGCTTCAAAATAAATGTTTTTTGCCATACAATATTGTGCTTCTTGTAGTTCTGGATTTAATTCAATAGTATGGCCGTGCCAAGAATAGTTATGGTTATCAGCTTGTACTTTAGAACAAAGAAAAGCTATCCATAGAGGTAGGCAAATGATAGCTGTTATTTTAATAATATGTTTGTGAAAAAATTGTTCCATAATATAATCCTATATGTTGTTTTTAAAAATAAATTCAATAGCTCTTTCAGCTTCTTTATGAATTGGTCTTTTTGCATACCAATTTCCAGTGTCTGCATCAAGATCTCTAATGATATACTCAATTTCCTTAGATGTTATTGGATAACCCTTGGACATTGCGTTACCTGCTATTGAAACCATTATCTGATATAGTTTGTAATACCAACCAGCACCTGATAAAGTTTTGTATTCTTCAATTTGTTTTTTGTTTATAAAAGGACAGTCTTGATATCCTGTCCATGAAAAGTTAGTGTTATCGAGTTTTGCTTGTCGATGTTGTATAAGACCCCTTTTAATAGCTTCAGGTAACTTATCGAAAAACGATTCATTTGGTACGACGTATCTGTGTTTTCCCATAAGCTTTGCTGGGTCCATGGTAGATCCATCGTGTGAGAATATGAAATTGTAAGATCCTTTATATTTAGCTGGGACGTAATACATTCTGCTGAGGTCTTTTGTTTGGGCATCTGCGATATCTCCTATCTCTTTATTTAATGCATACCAAAAATGTTTGATTTCATCTTTATTTATAGCTCTTGTTAGTGGAAATACTAAACGAAACTTAGGGTGTTCTTTAGTCGAGCTAGCAGTGGAATAACATACGTATTTGTATTCGCTATACACTTCAGAAATATCATCGATACTTCCAATATAATCATCTACATCTACGATTCCAAAGCCACCCCAACTAAGAACATTATCGTTTGCACGAGTTGTCTCCGGTACATAAGTTGCTGGAGATATTAGTGGTGCTGACTTTTTAGTTGGATATTTTGTACTTTCCGATAACTGATACAACACTTTTTCAAAATCGTCAAAGGATTTATATGTAATGTTTTTATCAGTTTTATTATCGTATATACTGTTAAATATCGTTAAACTTACCATGATTGCCTGCGTGTGATGGAGCGGTCCAACCTTCAGGTTTAATTAGGTCTGGAACTCCTAGTGGATTTGGCCTACTTGGCTTTTGTCCTACTTCTTTGTTCATATTAGCTTCTAGTACAGCATCCCAAGCTTTATAGGGATCAACGCCAAAAGCATCGAGTGTACCAATAGCAACAACACATAGATCAATTAAACCATCTACAATTTCTTCTGGGTCATTATTAGTAACCGCAGCTGTTGTTTCCATTAGTTCTTCTTTCAAAAAATCAACTCTAAACTCAAGAAACTTTTTTAGTTTCTCAGGATTGTTTTCAACCCATTGCCTAGTAAGATATTTGCTTTGCATTAAGTGAATATCTTCTACCCAGTTCTTAGACATTTGTAATAATCCCTTGCTTTTCTGGCACCTGAATAGGACTGCTCATAGCTTTAACTTGATCTACTAGTTCATCAACTGGTTCTACAGTAAATAGAATAAAACTATTTGGAATAGTAATTCCCTCTGCTGCCTTCGTATAAGCCATAAATGGCATGAAGCCAATTTTACCTTCACCTGCTGGAATCAAAGAATAACCATCTGTAATGGTAACTGATTCTTCATTTTGTGTAACTTTACCAACTACTTCTTCACCAGAAGATAGTCGTATTAATTTATATTCATCTTTCATAAGTATTTTCCTTTGGTACTATTATACCATATTTTATATTAAATGTACAGTGTTTATCCAAAAAACTCATCTAGCGTAGATACCTCTTTTGAAGACCAACCAATCGCATCGAGTATTGGTTCGATAGGATCTAGGAAAGTTTTTTGAAATTGGGTTTCGTGATCAATATATTTATTCAATCCAAACTCTGTTGGAAGATAATCTAGGAATGATATAACATTTTCCTTTATAGGATTAGGCGTTCTAAGATAAATGAATTTAATCTTTTCGCCGTTATTGATTTTGTTATATCGCTTACCTAGCGATAGATCATCGATTAATTTGTTGTAAAGTATTCCGCCACGAGCATGTATCGGAGTACCTTTTCTGTAAATAGTGTTTCTGTCTTGGAACGAAGTAAGATTGGTTATACCCCTAGGGAATGCAATATCGTTTGGTTCTAGTGTTCTGAAGTATTGTCTGAAATGCTCAATAGATTTTTGTACATCAGATTCAGATGAATGCATAATAACTTTGAATATTTCTTTTAGTGCTTCTCGACATGGTGCAGGTGTAGAAGATTTAATAGCTTCAATACCCATAATTTTTAGTTTAGGTTCTGCATATCGTACACCTTCGTTATCATGCACATTAAGAATGTATCGTTTCTTTGCTGTCCAAAGACCACGATCAGCAATTACTTCTCGTCCCATGACCATTTTGTTTTCGATACCACCCATGATACCATATAACTTTTTATATGCTTCTTCAAGGACAGGTTCTAGCTTTTCTCTACAGACTGTGTCTAGAAAATCAATAGGATTACTAGGGTTAACTGCTTTAACTAGGTCGTTTAAACATACATACACTGAATCGGTGTCGATTGCCAAGACGTAATCTTTGTTAGTTTTGAGCACTTTATTGAGATATGTATTGATGGCTTCTTCAGCCCATCGTATTGTAAGTTGTCCGGAAAGTGTAATTCCTTCGGCAATTCGTTGATCGAAGAATCTGAAGTATTTGTTGCCAAGAGCACCATAAAGAGAATTAAGAAGAATTTTAATAGACATTTGCCTGTTTTCATTGATTGCAATATCCCTTTCAATTCTATAGACTTCTTGTTTATCATTTTTATCTACCTTCTGTAATTCCTTTTGTGCTTTAATCATAGCCTTTTTAATTTGAACTCTTTCGCCATACATCTGTTCGATGATCTTAGGTAAGATACCCTTTTTGTCGATATTAAAATATTGGCCATTTGCACTTACAGCTTTACCTCTGTTATTTACAATTGTGTGGTTTTTAAGAATACTATCGACGTCATAATCAGATAATTCACCAGATGCTATTGTTTCTGGCGACATATTGTATTGCATAATTAAGGATGGATATAGTGAGTTTAAATCAAAAGATACTACCCAATCGTTTATTCCAACTTGTGGATCTTTAACATATCCGCCAGGATATGGTGTTTTTACTTTATCCTCTTGGAATGGAACTGCAATCTTTTGTGTTGAAAGATCCCTGTAAATAATAGAATCCCATATCGCTGTAGTTCCAAATGTATCGCCGTAGTTAACACCACCGCGATAAGCCATCGTTAAAGCAAGGGTAATAAGACCAAGTTTATCTTCGATCCTATCGACCAATTCAACATCTTTAATATTATAGTCAATAAACTTTTGATGATCGTTTAAGTATAAACTAAATAAACTTGAGTGTTCTTCGTAAGAAAGTTTCTTTTCGCCTAGAACAACGTGTGATATATGATTAAGTGAATATGATTCTTGTGCACCGTATGAATAACCAAACTTCTTGAATAGTTCCATATAGTCGAGTTGAGATATTCCAGCAATTTCGTATGCTGTTTGTTTACGAGCCATGATAGTAACATCTCGTGAATCAATTAATCCCCAAGGTGATAACTTTTTAACCCAGTCAGAACCTAGTAAATTATTAATTCTGTTTACAAGGTATGGAATATCAAAAAATCTTGAGTTCCAACCTGTAACAACATCTGGACAATGCGTTGGTGATGACCAATGTGTTATAAAGTCCAAAAGTAGTTGGCCTTCAGTATCGCACTTTTTATACACGACACGATTTGTTTGCATAATAGATTGATTTACATCGTAATCTCTTAATGCCCATACGTAATAAGTATTGTCAATATTGTTTTTAATACAGATAGCAGTAACTTCTTTTGAAGCTACATCTGGTTCAGGAAACCCGTCGTCTGATGCGACTTCGATATCGATTGTAGTAACATTAATTGCGTTACGATCAAATTCAATATCGCCTGGAAACTTTTCGTTTATAAACGTAGAAATATAACGGTTGTTTCCGTATATTTTTCGTCCTGAAACTTCTTTGTTTAAACTAATCCAATCTTTAGCATCACGCATAGATTCGAATTGTGTGACTGGTGCAACTGGAGTTCCATCCAACGCTTTCCAATCTGTAGGTTTACTTGTAGCGACGTACAAGGTTGGTTTGTATTTTACTTTTCTGCTTACTCGATTACCGTTTTCGATACCACGATAGAGTAGCATATTGCCATATCGGCCGACATTAGTATAAAAATTCATTCATTCACCTTTGATAATATAGTCTATTATACCATACTTTACTGCACATGTACACATGTAAAATGAAAAAAGTAGGGGGAGATGACTCCCCCGACTAAGCTTAGTCATTAATATGAATTCAATTGTAGATAAATTATGATTGGTGATACTGCTAGTATACCAGCCATAATAAACAATAATTCGAATCCAGTCCTAATGCCATCCTTGTGTTTACGTATGTAACCCATGATTTGACTCCAGTAAATTGTTAAACAATCCACTGAGTTTTCGCTGCTCACCGGAATCTATTCTTGAATAAATTCCTTCTTCTTTGATGCCCCAGCAGACCCGATTTCGATCTTCCTAGGACGCCTCTCTTCTGGAACCTCAACTCTGGCGTTAACCACAAGTATTCCGTTCACTAGATCAGCCCCGTCTATTACGACAAATTCTGAGAGTCGGAAGGACTTCTCGAATTTGCGGGATGAGATACCCTTATGTGCATATTCACGATCATCATCTTCATTGTGTTGACCTTTTATTAAAAGAATACCATCCTTTACTTCCAATGAAATATCATCTTCAGAAAATCCAGCAACTGCAAGTTCGATATTGAAATTATCGTCATCGATCTTCACAACGTTGTGTGGGGGATAATTATCTTGAGATCTTCCAGCTTGGTGGATTCTTTCAAGTTCATTTAATATTGGATCAAATCCAATAAAGAGGGAACGCGGCACGTTCATTGCATTTCTTACCATTTTAGTTTCTCCTATTTAAAGCAAGATTAATATATGGACCCGATTATTCGGCATCCAAGTTTATTTATACAACTTAGGAAGTTAGTTTGTGTTTCCTATGTTATATTTTGGACATAATTCCCAAAGAGCTTTATCTTTGTGTGGTATCACTTTGATTTGTCTCAAAGGTGCTACGTCCTTAAACAGATTAGGTTCAATCATAGTGACCAATCCCCAATCTGATAACAGCGTTGCAATTGTGTTGCGTCGCTGAATATCGTTCTCTAATAGATTGGATGGTTTTCCATCTAATAGAAATAATTCTTTAAAATGTACAATAAAGTATCTACCCTGCTTATGCAGAATATGACACGATTGATATAGTTTGCTTTCTTTGCGAGAAGCCACTCCAATTCTGGTTAGTGTTTCTCTTACTTTTAGAAAATCGTCTGGTTCATTGAGTGATACTTCGAGCATCGAACCAGGTGTCCAATTTTGTATTGGGTTATTATTTAGTTCTTCCACCTTTACTAATCCTTTGATTCAAATCAGCAATTTCGTCATTGCTGAATAATGATAAAACAGATCTAGCTTTTTCATTGCTATATCCATAATATTGTTTAATTACTTCAAGATTTTCTATATTAGTCTTTTTGGACCATTTAGTAAATCTACTCTTTTTCTTAATAATATTTATAAGAAAATCGAATTGAAGCTTACTATCTAAATGATGTGATATATTCATTTCATTAGCCATAAGAACAGTATCAGGGAAAAACGATAACCCTCTATTTACCATAAAAGCGTTATACTCATTTTCCGATAAGTCGTCTACAATAATATTCTTTTTAGAATTATTGATTGCTTTTAGATAATCGAATGGTGTCATTTGAATTTAACTCCAGCCATTATCTCAGTTAAGCATGCGACCATATTCAACTCATGATCAGCAACAAATGAATTTTTGTATTGGTAATCTGCCAAAATAAGTACCAGTTGCGGTATACTTTGAGGATCAACATATTCATTCATGTTATCGTAAACTTTACGAAAGAGTGAAGCTGGTTCTGTATCAATATTGTCTGCAACCCATTGTCGCATAAGCTTAAAGTTTTTAAGTTTTAGATGTTCCATTAAATCACTAATAGATGCATCAGAAAGCGTTACAAGTATTCCAGTATCAATTGTTCCACTGGTACTATATCGCTGTAACTCATTCAACACTTTACGCCAATCAGGCATGTGTTTAGTAATAAGTTCTGCAACAACAGTACGATCGTAATCAATATTTTCCTGATTTAGAATAACTTCACAGCGGTGAAGGAATTGAACGCAGAGTTTTGGCATTGACTTTTTAGGTACATTAAACTCAATGGTTGTACATCGAGAATGAAGTGGATCGATAATTCTGTTTTTGAAATTGCATGTTAGTATAAACCTACAGTTTCCTGAGAATTCTTCGATGAATCCACGCAAAGCTGGTTGTGTTGATTGTGGGTTCAAGTAGTCTGCTTCATCAAGAATAACTACTTTATAGCCACCCTGTAATGATACCGATGAAGCAAACTGCTTGATTTTACCTCTGAGAGTATCAATGTTACCCTCTTCGGAGCCATTAATTATAATATAATCTAATGACAACTCGTTGCACAAAGCTTTAGCGACAGTAGTTTTACCAAGGCCGGCTGAGCCGGTAAGAAGCATATTGTGTAAGTCACCCCCTTTAACAATATCTTCAAAAGTTTTCTTGATTGAATTTGGTAAAATTGTATCTTTAATTGTTTGTGGACGATATTTCTCTACCCAAAGAAATTCTTGCATTATAGTACCTCCCAACCAAGAACAGTATCTAATCTAAACGATCTCCATGCGTCTTTGTCAAGAGACCAAGCAGCAATATGATCCGTACTAGGATCGACGTTTTCGATAATAGATTGAACTCCATTAGCTTTTAGAACTGTGGGGTTGAGAGTACATGGCATGACTCTAATTTCGTCTGAGTCAATTTTTTGAAAGGTTACTGTAACAGAACCTTTTTTTAGTGCTTCGATTAAGCGTGATGTTTCATTGCGATCCATAATAAATCCTTCATAATAAAATTAATAAAATACGGAGGAGCCACCTCCGCAATAGGCTAATCTTTCAACTAAGCGTCGTCTTCGCCAGTATCAACAGTTACATCGGGATCGCCTTCAGATGGTACCATACCTTCTGGAGCCTTTTCGCCTTGAGCTTCTGCTGCTTGGTTTAGAAACTGAACGGTTCTATTTCTAAGACCGCCGACTGCTTCCATTTCTTGACCTTCAAAGCCACCTCTTTTAGAACAGATATCGATAATCTGTACAAAAGTTGAGATGTCCTGAAGACTTAGTTGTACTGGTTCTTGTTCCTCACCAGCTTGAGTTTCTACTTGATTAGTCATTTTGTTTCTCCTTTGATCAAAGTTAGACTATAATTTGTAAGACCGGTTATCCGCATCTTACACTATATCCTCATAGTTATTATGAGAATTCCTA